CGCAACCGACTCTCACCACCCCATCAGGAATTGACATCCCGTTCGGCGTATATTCCCGCACCGGGGCTTCGGCCAGGGTAGCGATATTTCTCCAGGCCGTTATCGGAACGCCCACATAAATCCGCCTGGCGAGTCCTGCGGTTGTTCCGGCGGCGCTGGAGGCGTAGCGAAGATTGTATTTCGTGGCGCTCACCCCGGTTCCGGTTCCCCCTACCGCCCAATCTATCGGAGGGTCAAACATGATGATTAATTCCCCTGCCGCCCACTGGACCCCCGCCACTCTCGGGATGTCAACGTGCATCCCGGTGGCGGCAATGGCCGTCCAGGCTGTTCCGTTCCAATATTCGATTATCCCTTCCAGGGCTGCGCCGATGGTGGCGGTGGTCATATCGTAGGACACCAGACCGAAGGGATAGGTGCATCCGATAATGTGCCCATCGTTGATGGTCGTGGTATTGATCGGGAAATCGTTTGTCCCCGCATCCTGGGCGTCCGTGGTGTCGTCCGTCAAGGTTGTCCCTACCGCTACCCATTGGCCTGCTGTCCAGGCACTATCCGGGAATAACCCGGCAATGCACATACTCACGGTCCCCGCCGAAAGGTTCTGGAGGTAGGCCCTCATGATTTGCGAACCTGGGACCGTTACCCCCGCCGAAGCGGGGATGACGTTCACCGCCGTGGCCGGTTGCCCCAACCAATGATAAGCATTGGAAGTCCGGCTGCGTTCTGGATTAATTCTGTTTACTGTCATGGTCTTTACCTCCGGGGATATTCGTGGCTGGAAGCGGGGCCGTCAGCCGGGACCGGCCCCTGGGATTTGTTATAGTTTTTATACTGCGGCGGTGATATAACTTCCATCATCTAACGGAACATACCAGATCGAAAATATCGCAGTTCCATCAGTAAAAGCCGCAGTAGTCGCATGGGTTAGGATTGCTCCACCCACCCCGATCAGTCCTAAGACATAAGGATCAACGACCTTCGCAACGGAAGCCCCGATGGCTCCAAAGGTGGTAGTGCCACCGATTGCAGCACCGAGAATGAGGCGTTGTCCTGCGGCCCATGCACCGGAACCGGCATCCAGGGATACCGCCGTCAGATCGACTTGCGCTCCTGCGGTTGGGGTAAATGCCAGCTTAATCAAGCATCCGGCTCCCACAAAAGTCTCGGTAGCTTCTGCGATAATTTGACGGACAAGGACTCGCCCGCCTACCACGTTAAAGAGAGTCAATCGGGTCGGATTGGCAGTTGATAATGCAGGTCCGAGGACGGACCCGGTATCTACCCGTAGGCCATAATTAATATCTGCGACTCGTGCGATTGTAGAAGGATTATAATTCATGATGTTTTATCCTTTCTTGGATAGAGGGGGGCCATCTTTCCAGGCCACCCGGATTAAAGGGTTATTTGGTTAATTTCTTAGGGGTCTCCGTTTTGGATTCAACCCATGCTATCGGAGGAATCACAACCTCTTTCTTGCTTGCTAAGGCCAGGGCGATTTCCTCCTTGGCGATTTCTCTGGCGATTTCTCTGGTTAAAGCAATATCTTCTTGGAACATGGTCTGCCCTCCTTACACATTAACCGTTCCGGCATCCAGAGCGTAACGATTGCCAGAAAGGATGGCCCAGGCGCAAGCGATAGAAGCCGCACCGTTGGCAATACTGATCCTCCAACCGATGTGACCCTGAGTTAGATTCTCAGCATCGAACGGAATCAGATAGGTGACGCCCGTAGTCGCTGCCGCCGGTCCTACCGTACCGGGAACAATCCCCGTGGTAGCGGTCAGTTTGGTCGGACCATTCCAGATGTCATCGCTGGCCGATCCGAAAACCGCCGTGGAAACGTAATAGTTGAACGCCAGTTCCGTATGGGTAGTCGGAGTCATATCGTCGCAACTTTCCAGAGTGATAACGGCTGCGGCCCTGGTCGCCACCCCGACAAAAACAAAAATATCGGCATGGCTGTATTTCGCCATTCGGATTACAGCGGTGGAATGGATCGACCCTGTTATGTCATGGGGAATAATCAAAGGAACATAATGCCCCATTTCTGCAATGTAAAAACCTTTCATAATATTTCCCTCCTTGAAGGTGCCAGGGTTTTTATACCCCGGCACCAGGTTTGATTAAGCGATATAGGTTGGAATGGTTTTCTGTTGGTAACGCCCGCCATCAATAATATAAAGAGCATTGATGAAGTTGGCGGCATTCCCGGCGTCCGCTCCCAACGAAACCCACTTTCGTTTATTGGTCAGCATGGAAGCCGAAATATAAAAGGCCACCATTGCCGGGATAGCACTCGCAACGATGGTATAGGTCAAGGCATCAGTCTGCTTGACCCAGGCATCGGTGGTAGTGGTTAGAATGTTGATCCAGATCGGAAATTCCGATCCGGTGGTAAGGGGATAAGTTCCAGCCGTACATTCCGCCGCCGTTAATCCTTCGTGGACTGTCAAGACCACGTTGGTCGCTCCGGCTCCCACATGGGTAACAATCATCAAAACACCATTGGCGTTTTTCAGATTAATCGGTGTAGCGGTATCCAGCATGGCATCGGCGTGAATCCCTTCATGGGCTAAAATAATCGGCAAATTTTCAGGTGTCAACATGGTTGCACCTCCTTAACTTCTGGTCTCAAGGGCCACGAAATGAGATTGAGTAGAACCAGCGCCTCCCTTGTAAGGAGTGAGGGCGGCTGCCCTTATGGGCTGGCCATCGACACGCATAACGAAACGGAATACACTTTCGTCGTAGTTGAACCTCAAATGTATGCTCATATCGCTCTTGATCCCGCCCTTCTCCGCCAGGATATATCCTCCGGCCAGATCGACCAGCATAATATCCCCAACCGTGCCCAGGGTGGCAGCCTGCTCAATCGGCAGGACCGGCTTACCCAGGAGGGTTGAATAGGGTTGCCCACTTAACCCACCGGCAGGCATATAAATCGGAATCCCGCCCGTACCGACGGAAAGGCTCATGGTGTAAAGTTGCGGTTTGGTGTTCTGGTTAATCAACCAAACGGCGTTGGTATTGCTCGACGGAAACAGCCGGGAGTCCATCTTGATGATGTTCTCGGCCATAATGGTGGCCGCCTTCTGTCCTGTTTCCTTGGTTACTGAAACCAGACACCCGGCATTCAAAATCCCCAGGGGTTGACCGGCCCCGGTCCCGTTGATAATGGCATCGTCCAGAAGGAACCCGAACTCGGAGGCGAACCCGGTACGGATAACGCCCTCTAAGGCGGCGGCATCTTCCAGCAGTTCGTCAGTGGCGTAGCACAGACCGATCAACTTTTTAAGGTTCAGTTCAATCTTGCGGAACTTGGGCGCGGAAGCCGTTTTCTGGGCTGCCTCCTCTTCCCAATAGCCCAAGATCCCGCCGCTGCGGTTGGTCACCCGGGAAGTCTCGTCAATTCCGTTAATTTTGATGGAATTGGAATTGCCGGAAATCTGTACTCTCCGACAACGGCTGGCCAGGACTCCGGTTTCAAAAACCTGCTGGAGTAGTTCGCCGGAAAAATCCTGCTGGACCAGGAAGCCACCGTCGCTCGGCACGGACTCCGAAAGACCGGAAGCGGCCCGGACGTTGCGAAGCCGGGGATCGACATGACCACCAGGCATTCCAGCCCGCATAACGGCGGCCAGTTGTTCGCCGAAGGTGCCGAACCGATCCTTGTTTCGTTCCTCCTGCGTAATCTTGGAGGGGCCGGGTTGGGTCAACGGAGGTCCGGTAGGGGCATCCAATGCTTTTTGCATCCGTTCTTGCCGCTCTTGGGTCAAAACGATGTCGTGAAGTTCATCGATTCCATCCATCAATTCTTTCTTCAGGCTGCGTTCCGATTCAGACGGATCGCGGTTTTCAACTACGCATTTTGCATCAATGTCGCCGACCTTTTTGTAGAGGCGGGCGATGTCCTCTCGATACTGGCTTACCGTTTTCATAATGTTTTTCCTTTCTAATTGGGTATTGTTGGTACTTGCATTTCTGCTTTGATATATAACTCCAACCACCTATCCTCTCCCATCCTGATATCACCTTCGGAATGCTGTGCCGGCGGTTCCGGGGGCGTCTCCGTGTGCTGAGCAGGCGGCACGGAAAGGTTGGGGATATAGGCAGTTAAAATTCGTAATTCTTCCTCGTTCAATTCCTGTCCTACCTTGATCTTGGCTACCAGGAAATCGAGGTTTTCAAAGGGAGCGGGCCCGGGATCAGGAGGGTCTTTCTTGGCGAAGGCCGACCGGACCTGGGCCGAGGTGGTGGGATAAGCCGGAAAGGTGACCACCGAAACATCGAAAAGGGTGACGTCCGTCAACACCCGCTCATCCTTCTCGTAGTCCATCTCTTGTTTGTTTACCTGGAACCCGAAGCTCATCTGGGTCACATCGCCCCGCTTCATGGAAACCAGAAGATCCAATGCCCAGGTAGCCGGAACGGGATCAATCTCGACCGAAAGACCCTTGCTGTCTTCATTCAATCTAAGGGTTCCGGCCTTGTTACGCCCCAGGACGTAGTTCTCGTCGTGGTTCATTAGGGCCCGAACATCGGATTCTTTGATGGTCTTGGCAAAGGCCCCCGGGCGAATAGACTCCCGGAACCAGCCCCCGATATCCGTCCAGGTATTGAATACCGCAGCATACCCTACGATTTTAGGATTCTGATTTTCCCCGACTAAGACCCTGAACTCAGCGGCAGGCAAACATCGCCTTTCCATTTCTTCTACTGGTTTGATATACATGGCTTTCTCCTTTTATCTGGTATCGTACTTTGGAAGAACGGCCTTTTCCTTATTGCCGCTCAACTTCTTTTCTTCCTGTTCGATCTTTTTTAGTAATTCAATGGCCTCAGTTACCGGGATTCCTTTATCCCGAAGATATTGCATCAACGTCTTACGGGTTTGCTTCCCCACCATCGTCCTCCTTGTCCTTGCCGTTTCCTTTTGACTTATCCTTACCATTCCCCTTTTCCGGTAAAAGTCCGGGGTCGATCATCACCTTGGTCGATTGCGGTTCCGGTTGCTTCCCGGCATTTTCAAGTGAGGTCATATTGAGCGGCACAAGATGAATATCGCCGCCCTCCACCGGATCAAGGTCTTCTTTCGCCCGGATCTCATTGATGGACATCGCCCCGATATTAAACATCTGCGAGTAGAAGGCCCCCCGGCTGGCGGCGTCGCCCCGGAGCAGGCCCTCCACAATGTGCTTGAAGTAAAGTCTCCCGTACCCGGACAAATCCCTATCGGTCGGGGTCAGGAGTTGCATTTGATAATTCTGTTCCAGCCGGACCAACCAGGGTAGAATGGAGTCCTGAACGAAGCTGATTTGCTCCTGCTCGATATTTGAAAAGCTCGACTTGGTAAGGTCTTTCAACTTATGGGGAGGGAGGTTGAACCACCGGGCCACTTCGGGGATCTGGAATTGGCGGCTTTCAAGAAACTGCGAATCGTTGGGCGGAATCCCCAACTTCTCCAGCTTCATGCCTTCTTCCAATA